GATATGGCGGGCAATATGGGTAATAATACAATTACGAATAATACAAACAACACCAATAACCAGTTTAACATCAATATGTTTTTGAATGAAGAATGTAAGGACGCCATTAATATGAGCGACTTTATAAAATCAATACAAGTATCATTAGACCAACTTCAATACACGACCAATAATGGGTTAGAAAAAGGAATTACAAAAGTAATTATGGATAATATGAATAAATTAAGCAAATTTGAGAGACCATTACATTGTAGCGATTTGAAAAGGGAGACGATTTACATAAAAGAGAACGACAAGTGGGAGAAAGACACGAATAAAGAGAAACTGAAGAAGGCAATAAACAAAACATCAAACAAAAATTACACCGCATTAACAGAATGGACGAAAGATAATCCTGCGTTTATGAAACAAGACGATAAACAGATGTTTTATGCGAAGTCTATGTCTGCGATGGGAAAACCTATAACGGGCGTAGAAGATAAAATAATCAAGAGTATATGTAAAGAAAATCCAGTAAAAGAATAAAAAAGGTTTATTGTGTTAATTATAATAATTTAAAATATAACTCAGTATTATATGTTTAAATTAAATTCGCCATATAAACCACAAGTTATTCAAAACACCGATATAGAAGATAATAAAATATTATTGTCTGAAAAGTTCTTCGTCACATATACGAACCCGAAATATTTTAATATCGTGTATTATTTAATAAAAGGCATTGATTTATATTCCAATATACCAATAATTATTTATATAGTCAATAAGCCAGGTCAAAAAATTCCTTTACCTGATAAATTCAAGATATTCAAAAATATTGTAGTAAGATATATTTTAAGCAGCGACCATATATGGGCGAGTAAATTTACTGTTTTATCCGATTCTATAGAATTTGTAAATAATAAAGACGCCAAATTCATATATTTAGATGCTGATACTATTGTAAATCATAGTATAGATGAATTATTTGAGTATTCTAATAAGGTTAATAATATTCCATATTTAAGTCTTCACCCAGATTACGTAGAGGCGGTTAATTCTCTGTATGATGTTTTAGGTAAAGGCAAAACAATAGAATTTAATAAGCAGTGGGGTCATTCAAACCTAATATGGTATAATCATAATTGTATGGATATATTTAAAGAGGGATATGGGTTAATAATTAGACATCGGGGACTGGGAGACGAACAAGTGATAAACTATTTACAAAATAAAAATAATTTACTGGAAAACTTGCCATATATGACACCTAATTTCAAGTTATATGAAAAATATATTAAGAAAGATAAGTTTATCGACCATATTGGTAAAAAAAAGTCAGGTGAATATTTTGATGAGATATTTTTATATCTATTTCATGGTTGTAAAGACCCAAATGTATGTGATGATATTTTCAATAAATTAAAAGAATTCAATAGAACAAACATAGATTATCAAATACATCACAAAATAATATAAAAGTTTGATTATAAATTGTAATAATATAAATGAACCCAGATAGACCAACTTGGGAAGAATATTTTAAATCCATCGTAACTTTAACGGCTACTCGTTCTTCCTGTGACCGATTACGAGTGGGATGCCTCTTTGTAAAAGACAATAGAATTATAGCACAGGGTTATAATGGATATGTTGCTGGGTGTAGTCACAAAATCACGATGAAGGATAATCATAATATTGCGATAATTCACGCAGAACAAAATACAATAACCGATTGTGCGAAACGAGGTGTAAGTACTGATGGGTGTTGTGCTTATATTACTCATAAGCCGTGTTACAGTTGTATGAAACTTCTTGTTTCGTCAGGAATAAAGGAAGTTAAATATATAAACGACTACAAGAACGACCATCTTGTAGATGAGTTTTCAAATGATACGGGTGTAAAAATAGATAAAATTTAAATTATTATATAAAAAAAATTGATTGTATTCCATAATAATCTAAATATAGAAGAACAGTAATAAATAATCAAATGACTTCTCTACTGAATAACGATGTATCTAAAATCACTCAAGAGATAATTGAGTATATCTGGGAACCACATCATCATGATGCTGCCCGTGTAATTAATCATTATGTCCGCCAATATTTCATTAATTTTGCGAAAGTTTTAAAGCCTCTAATTCAAAGTGTGGTTGAGGCTGGTGCTGACTTATTAGACAAAAAAGTTCAATATTTCGTATATAATAAGCATCGTGATACACAGACGATTTTCAATATGCTGTCTGGATGCCGGTGTTGTGAACGTCATCAAGTGAATAAACCAAAAGCGATGGAGCAGTGGGTTGAAACCAAGTTTAATATGACACAAACAACTCCTTGTGAATGTATTTGTAGGCATTATATGCGGTGGATGTGTAGGGAGTGTTAAATAATAACCATAATATTATATAGTCGTTAATTTTATTTTTTTCTACAAAATTAACCCATAGACCCACAAATAAAATATAGACAGAGTATATATATGGCATTTTCCAAAGTGAAGATTACTTTACCCACGTGCATATTTATATTGATTAGCGTAATACTTAGTATAGTGGCTGTGAATTATTACAAAATTGATGTAAATAACAATAATGGAATGTTGGTAGAGGGAATGTGCGGTGGTGGGTGTAAAGGTCATGGCCACAAGAAGAGTGGCTGTGATTGCGGATGTAAAGCGGACGTAGCCAAAGAGAATAGTTGCGATTGCGGTTGTGATAAAGGTGGGGACAGCGGTCGCCCATTTTTCCTTATGGAGGGTATGCACCATAAGAAAGACCACGAGGTAGAAGAGGAGGAAGAAGAGGTAAAGGCGGAAGATTTAGCGTCGGTAAGTGCGTTTACGTCGAGCCTATTAAATTAATAATAAATTGTATTTTTAATAAAATTGTATTTTTAATAAAATTGATATTAAAAATATAAATAAATATAAGTAAATATAATATAGATATGCTAATCCCTGTAAAATGCTTCTCGTGCGGTAAGGTGCTGGCGAACAAATATGATTTCTATCTTCGTGAAGTTAAGAAGCAAAAACTAAATAACAACATAGAATTAGATAAAGTGATATATTTAACAAAGGATTTTATGGAAAAGACGCCAGAAGGTGAAGCAATGGATAAACTTGGACTAACAAAGTATTGTTGTCGCCGTCATATGTTGACACACGTAGATATTGAATAAAAATATAACTATAATATAAATGGCGAAGACGAAGAAGACAGGGGTTAAATTTTTTAAATCTGGTCGTGGTAAGAAATCTACTACTCAGGGGAGAAGATATTTAAAGAAAAAAAGTAAAAAAACAACCAAAAGAATTAAACTAACTATTAAAAATTTAGGAAAACGCAATAAAACGAATAAAAGAGTCAAAAAGATGAAGGGCGGTGGTCCATCGTTCCAGCCATTCAGTGATACAGGGAGAGGTTTTTCGCATGCTGCGGACGGTATTTATAATACAATGATGGGTAATGACCCAATGAGGAATTGATAAGTAATTTATATATTTTTTTTATATTGAAATTATATAAATAATGAAATACCTTGATAAATACGAAAAAGATTTCAAGAATCTATGCACACCTGCGTTTTTTTATTTAGCGGTTTCGGTAGTAATTTTTATAATTATAGCGTTGCAAAATTTAGGAAATACAACGAAATATTGCGTAGGTGATTATGAATGTGCTTTACCCAATACATTTATGATGTTCATATTCAAGGCGATATACATATTGTTCTGGACATTTATATTAAATTCTCTGTGTAAAGCGGGATACAAAGAAGTTTCGTGGTTCTTGGTATTATTGCCCCTGGTATTGCTGTTTGTTATATTAGGATTGGTAATAGTAACATATTCAGGAATAGCGGCATAAATATAAAATAATATTTTTTATAAATTATTTAGTTAATAAGAAATATAAGAATAATATACTTATAAATATAATATCTTATGAGTGAGCATGATAATATAGCGTGGTCGGTAATAGACAAATATTTCAAGGATAATGATAATGTGTTAATACGGCACCATTTAGATTCGTATAACGATTTTTTTAATAACAAAATTTTCAATATTTTAAATGAAAACAATCCAATGAAAATTTTAAAAGACCAAGATCCAGACACCAAAGAATATAAATTACAGGCAGACGTGTATTTCGGTGGCTTAAAGGGAGACCAATTATATTTTGGTAAGCCAGTAATATATGATGGAGACAGACAGCACTATATGTATCCTAATGAGGCTCGTTTAAGAAATATGTCTTACTCGACGACTTTACATATGGATGTTGCTATAGTTTATAAAGAAATGAAAGATGGTAAAATGGTAGAGAGCGAACCGAAGATTATGCCGAAAATATATTTTGGTAAGTTCCCAATTATGTTAAATTCGGATTTATGTATATTAAATAAATTAGATGCGACCGCTAAATTCAATATGGGAGAATGTAAAAACGATAATGGTGGATATTTTATTATAGACGGTAAAGAGAAGGCGATAATCAATCAGGAGAAATTTGCCGATAATATGTTTTATATTCGCGCGGATTATAATGATATGTATTCGCATTCGGCGGAAATTAGAAGTGTGAGCGAGGATGCGTCAAAGCCAGTAAGAACATTATCGGTAAGGCTGGTTCGTCCATCGCCAAAATATAAGAATGGGAATATAGTAGTAAATATTCCCAATGTTCGTAAGCCAATTCCATTATTTATTGTGATGAGAGCGTTAGGTATTGTATCGGACAAAGCGATAATAGAACATTGTCTATTAGATCTTGAAAAATATGAAAATTATATAGATTTATTTGTGCCGTCTATTCATGATGCAGGTAATATATTTAATCAGGAAGTAGCACTGAAATATATAGCGACATTTACCAAGCATAAAACGATGGCTACTGTATTAGAAATTTTAATGGATTACTTCATGCCCCACGTAGGCGAGGATAATTTTATTGATAAAGGATATTTTTTAGGATATATGGTAAATGAGATATTAAAAGTTTATATGGGTGATAAGAAGGCAACTGATAGGGATAGTTTCAAATTCAAGCGTATAGAATCAACTGGTTCGCTAATTTTTGATTTATTCAAAGAATATTATAAAGCACAGTATAAGCATATAAGCATATTTATCGATAAAGAATATTACTATAAACAAGGTATTTATCAGGTTGATTTTCATTCACTGATAGAAAACAACCAGAACGAAATTTTCAAAGAAAAGATACTTGATAAAGGTTTTCGCCAAGCGTTCAAAGGTAGTTGGGGTTCAGAGGCACATACCAAGCGACCTGAAGTGATACAGGATTTAAATCGTTTATCGTTTAATTCTGCATTATCCCATTTAAGAAAATTCAATTTACCTTTGGATGCGAGTGCGAAAGTAATTGGACCTCGCTTATTACATTCGTCGCAGTGGGGAATAATTGATCCTGTGGATTCGCCTGATGGAGGAAATATTGGACTACATAAACATATGAGTCTGGGTGCGTTTATAACAAATGGGTATTCGTCGAAACCAATAATTGAATTATTAAGGAACTTGGTTTTCATGGAAATATTAACGGAATGCACGACCGAATATATATCGAAAAGCACTAAAGTATTTGTTAATGGTGCGTGGGTAGGCGTGGTAACTGACCCAGAGGCGGTGATGGATATTTTAAAGAAATATAGACGATTGGGGTTAATTCCTATGTATACAAGTATCAGTTGGTCTATTATTGAGGATACGATTTACATTTATACCGATGCGGGCAGATTATGCCGTCCAGTATTTTATATTGAGGACAACCAAATCAGTTACAATAAAGCAAAGGTATTGAATAAACTATTAGATGAGGATTATACATTCAACGAGTTATTAATTGGGTTCAATACATTCAAGAAGACTAATGTAGATAAAAAAGCATTTATCAAATCCAACTCTGTATATAGCAATATAAGCGATTTGTATAGTGTTACGGAGAATGAGGGCACCACTATTGAAAGCAAGGATAAAATATTAGAAAAATTATTAGAAACACCAGGAATTATTGAATATTTAGATACAGCAGAAACCGAAACAACTTTAATTGCTACAACCGAAGAGAATATAAATAAATTCACAACTCATATTGAAATTCACCCATCATTATTGTTAGGTGTTATGGGTAATCAAATTGTATTCCCAGAAAACAATCAGTTGCCTCGTGATGTTTTCTCCTGCGGACAAAGTAAGCAGGGAGTAAGTTTATATCATTCCAATCATCAAAACAGGATTGATAAGATGGGTGTTGTATTAAATAACGGACAAATTCCACTTGTTAAAAGTCGTTTTTTGAAATATATTAATAACGAACAGCACCCATATGGTGTTAATGCGATTGTTGCTATTGGAAGTTACGGAGGTTATAATGTAGAGGATTCTATTTTATTTAACGAGGGCTCGATAAAGCGTGGTATGTTTAATACAACATACTTAAATAGTTACGAGGCGAGGGAAGAGAGCACAAAGGTTGCTTCGGGGTCGATGGACACCAAGTTTGCGAATATAGAAAGCGAATCGGTAATAGGTAAGAAGCCTGGATATGATTATTCCGAGTTAGATGAATATGGTTTAATTAGGGAAAACACCCCATTAGATGATAAAAAGGTGATAATCGGCAAAGTTACTACTGACATGGAGAACCCTGATAATTACATTGATGGATCTGTCACCCCTAAAAAGGGTCAGTTGGGTTTCGTTGATAAGTCATTTATTACTGACGGAGAAGAAGGATACAGAATTGCGAAGGTTCGTATTAGAGAAGAGCGTGTGCCTGCTATGGGTGATAAATTCTGTAGTAGATGCGGACAAAAGGGAACAGTTGGTCTGATTATCCCTGAAAAAGATATGCCTTTTACATCGGAGGGAGTACGCCCAGATTTAATTATCAATCCACACGCTCTACCGAGTAGAATGACTATTGGTCAGTTGGTAGAAACTTTAATGGGTAAAGCGTGTGCGATGTATGGTGGTTTTGGTGATTGTACTGCGTTTGCTAATAAAGGTCCAAAGCACCAGGTATTCGGTTCTCTATTAAAAGATATTGGTTACAATTCATCGGGTAATGAAGTTTTATACAGCGGTGAATCTGGCGAACAATTACACGCAGAACTATTTATTGGTCCCTGTTATTATATGCGGCTAAAGCATATGGTTAAAGATAAAATTAATTATCGTGCTCAGGGTCCAAGGACAGTTTTAACTCGTC